ACCATCTTCTTAATGATCTCAAGGAACTCACCACCCTCAGCATTAATTCCAACCCCAGCAGTAAGAAGTCTCTCAATATTGGCACCTTGTCGATCAAGATCACCAATACGATCAGCAAAGTCAACAAAGTTTGTAGAAGCGTCTGAAGTAACTGCTGAAACAAATTCTTCATAGCGTTCAAATTTAATAGTCATACGTTCCACTCGGCAAATTTAGATAGTCTAGATTGTGTGTCAGCAAATTGCTGGAAGTCCTCACCAGGAGCTTCTTCATTGATACCAATAGCTGAGGCATCATCAGCAACATCATACAGCCTCATCTTCGATCTGTCAATTCCCACCATGAATTTTCGTGAGGTAACGATGTCTGAGTATCTGTTTTTAAGTTGTTTGACCATGATGCGACCTTGTTGTTCCAACTCCTCAGTAGAGATAAGGGCAAACATAAAATCAGCAGTGGCAGGAAGACCAAAAGACTCAGAAGTATCGGTAAGATCTGGATCGCTATTGCCAAAACCAGAACGAGTGGTCTGAGTAGCACTAACAATAGGGACGTTATGTTCCACAGCAAGACCCCGAAGCTCCTCAGCAATCGCCTTAACATAGGTATACGAGTTAACAACGGCACCTTTGTACCTCACGCTTGCACATATATTTAAATAATCAATGAATATAAGATCTGGTTTAAAATCTTTTTTTAATCTGAGATCGCTTAGAAGTCCTTTAAAATGTCCCACATGTGCAGAAGCTGTTGGATACTCCTTGATAATAAGTTTGCCCTGAGTTTTCCTAGCGATCTCATTAACCTTACTGGTAAAAAGAACCTCAGGTAATTCTGTAATATCTTTTACAGCAACGTTTAAAAGATTTGCGTCAATTCGTTCAGCAATCTTTTCCTCTGCCATCTCACATGTAATGTAGAGAACGTTGTACCCCTGTGAGAGAGCGGCACCAGCTGCATGGCACATGAATAGAGACTTCCCGACACCTGTACCAGCAAGAGCGACATTGAGAGTCTTGTTAGAGATACCACCTTTCGTGATAAAGTTAAACTTTTCAAGATCAAAGGGAACCTTCTCTTCTTTGCGATGGTAGAATTCATATCTGTCTGTTGCTTGTTCAATATAATCATGTCCTATGTGTTCGTCGAACGATACCGCCAAGGCTTCTTGGAGTATGGAGGGTATCGCATCTCTCGAAAGTTTTTTATCGCCTCCATCTGCGATCTTGATCGAGGACATAAGGGCGAGATAGATTGCTCTGTCTTGACACCATTTTTCTGTTGCATCGAGGAGCCACTCTTGGTCAACCCATTCGTCTGATAAGGAGGATACTGTCTGTACCGAACTTTGAAACGATTCGTCAGTAAGGTCATTACGATTTTGTAAGTTAATCGTAAGAATTTCTTTAGTAGGAACTTTGTCGTACTTAGAAGAAAACTCGGCAATCTCCTCAAAGATAATCTTCTCATGATAATTCTCGTAGTATTCTGCTTTGAGAAATGGGACTACCTTTCGATAATACTCCTCGTTATGTAGGAGGTTTCTGAGGATAGTTTCTTCAATCCGTTCAATCATTAAAATTTAACCTAGCAAAGGATTTTTCACTTAACCTTGTTTGAATTAGTTTACCATAGTCTTCATGTAATTCGCAACCCAAATAATGTCTTTGTAATGATTTGGCAACCAAGGCAGTAGTACCAGATCCCATAAATGGATCTAATACAAGATCACCTTCTTCACTACCAGCTTTGATACATGGTTCAATTAACTCTGGTGGATACACAGCAAAGTGTGCTCCCTTGTATGGTTTAGTTTTAATTTCCCATACAGTTTTCTTACGCTTCAACCCCTTACCATCCACAGTTGATTCTTTGATAGCATTAACATCAAAATAATAATTTTGACTTTTACTAAACAAGAAAATATACTCGTGAGATTTAGTGCATCTATCTCTCACACTCTCTGGCATTGGATTAGGTTTATTCCAAATAATATCTTGTCTTAGATACCATCCGTCTGCTCTCATAGCAAAAGCAAACATCCAAGGAATACCAATAAGATCTTTTTCTTTAAGACCTTCTAGTTTGTTACCTCGTCTGGCACATGTGCTAGGTAAATCTTGGTTAGTTTTAGATACTGATTGTTTATGAATAGCTTGACCTTTACCTGGTCTATAGTTGTAATAACTATCACCAAGATTAACCCAGCATGTTCCATCATCAGTAAGACAATTTCTTACCTCACGAAAAACCTTTACAAGATTGTTAACATATTCTTCTGGTGTTTGTTCCAGACCAATCTGATCTTCTTCACCACCATAGTTACGTAGACCATAGTAAGGTGGTGAGGTAACACACATCCTAGCTTTACTATCAAACTCTTTAAGAGTTTCACGACAGTCACCGTAGAGAATAGTATCCTTCAATTGATGCTCTCCTTAACAAATAGTTCTTCCATTTTACCATGATTCATACGGAATGCAGTACCACGATTACGAAGAGATTTGCCAATCATCTTCTGTGTACGCATACGAATATCAATAGCAATCATATTATTCTCGATTGCAGTGCGAAACAAGTTCTTGTCAGTACCAATGAAACGGTATGCTTCATTGTAATGGAAGTATTCTACACCGTCACGTTTCTCAACGTCAGCAAATACTTTCACACATGCAGGAAACTTCTTAGCAAACTGATTAATCAATGTGTCCCAATCCCACATAACAATAATAACATTGCCATGACAGATAGCACAGTAGTCATCAGTGGTCACGATCTGAAGACCACGCTTATTAACAGTTTTAGTTACAGTAGATTGTCCACTCAACTCACCAATCTTTGTGGTGTGAGGGAAACCATATGTTTCAATATAATCTCTCTGGGGTACAACCCAATCACCCTCTTTAGCGAACAGTGTTTGCTTACCACCAGCACCTTTACGTGCTGTCTTTAACTCATTGCCATCAATATCTGGTCCTGCAATGTTATTCTCTTCCAGTCCCAATTCTTGCTCGAAGGTGTGACCCACACCAGTGTTACCTGTACGGTGGGTTTTAATGTAACCACGTTCTTTGATCGCATTAAATTTTTGCTTGAACGTTATGAGATCCATGGGTAATCCTCGATGGTTGATAGACATACTATACAATGAAAAAGGGGGTCTTGCAACCCCCTGTAGACAGCTTGTCAATTGCCATAGGTGAATTCTTGTTTAGCTGCTTCTTCTAGTTTTGCCATCACTTCTTCAGTGAAATACTTCTCAGGACTTGAGAGAATAGATTTAGGATAAACAGAAGATTCACCAACCTTAATACGATTACCAACCCGCTGGAAGACCCCGTATTGTTCACCCAACTCCAATAACCCGTAATATTTGTCCAGTCCACGGTCGTCAAAAAATAGACGTGTCTCAATCTTACTACCCTCCTTAGTTAAACGTGATTTTTTTGCTTCACACTTGATGATGTTACCTACCAATTCAGTACCATCTTTCTCTTTCTTTTTACCAAGATAGATGATAGTAGATGCAGCATACTTAAGACCTGTACCACCACCCATTTCTTTCATCGGAACATAGGAACCGATAACATCATATGTATGGTTGGTAACAATCATAGGAACTTGTGCTTGACCCAGTTTAAGTGTAAGCACACGAAAGGCACCCTTGATCAACTGACTCTTAGTCATGTCCCTGACCTGCTTATCGTTAGCAACGTCTTCCATCTCCTTGTTAGTTGAAAGCATACCAAGAGAATCTAACACAAACATCATAGGTTCACGTTTGTCTTTAGGTTCTTTCATATACTTGTCAACGATACGACAAGCTTGAGTCCTGAACTCTTCAATAGTTGAGACAGGAAACAAAACCATGCGTTGAGAATCAATACCACGCGACTCAATCATGTCACGGGAAATGGCGGATTCAGTTTCAAAATAAATGACGCCACCTGTAGGATTATCGCGGAGGAAATTACGAACGACACTAAGAGCAAAAAAAGTTTTTCCAGTGCTTGATTCTCCTGCAAGAGCGGTGACTTTGTTTGAAGGAAGACCTCCATACAACGAACCACTAACCAAGGCGTTAAAGATATAACTGCCAGTATCAACGTAATCAGTAATGTCGCCAGCAGCGACTCCTTCACTAACCAAACCAGCAAATTCATTGCCACTATCTTTAATTACAGAATTTAAGAATCCCATTGTGTTGCTTCGTCCTCGTAAAAGTTTACATAATTATAATTTTTGCTCATTAGTCTAGCAAAACCAAGAGCAGTTTTGTAGTCCTCAAAGCACTTAATGTCCTCGGGTCCTACTTGACCGACAAGATGGTTAGTCCATGTGACTACAAAGACTTTCTTATTCATTCAAAGAAACTCCCAATGCTGATAGTCTTTTGATGCTGCCATCCAATGCATTGTAGCACATTCTTCAGAGGTTCCAAGAAACTCTTTTCAAATTGTGTTTGATAATCCACATACTTCTCAATACCAAACTCTTTTGGTAATTCACCAAAGAAGCTAATTACATTCTCATGTAATGGGTTTGGTGTTTTGAGATACATGAACTTAACCTTCTCACCTTCCTGTATCAAGGCATGTTTATTTTCTACCTTATGCTTTTTCACATAATGATTATACAGGAGAGCACCCCTCACATGGATTGGGGTTCCTTTGGAATAGATCTCCGTAGGGTGACGGTACTTGGCAAGGTTGTTAACTCCTCTGGGAAAGGCAACTTCTTCGTAGGGACGTTCCCTCGTTTCTGTTCGCACAACATTGATGAAAGTGATAAGTTCATCATTTGTGTTGCCGATAATAATCTTAAACGCTGCATATAACTTGTCTCTAAAATACGCTGGTGTCGATGACCTAGCGGTTTCAAGACCCATGATTTTCATCTTGGGTTCTTTATATCTAACACCCTCACTGTCCCATACGTTAAGAATGTAACGCTTCTTTGCAGTCCAGATACCACGATCAGCGATGTTCTCACGCTTCATACTCATCTTTTGTTCATACGCCGATACATACGACGCAAGTTCTTGATATGAACGTTCGATAAAAGGTTCCAGTTTCTCTTCACAGATCTTGTCAAGTAAACCAACAACTGCTGCTTTATCACCAGACTTATGACCAAGAAATTTATTAACAAGAGGTCCGAGATTAAGATAGATTGAGTCAGTGTCGGATGCAATGACATAATCCTCCTTTTCAGTGGAGAGCAGTTTATTTAGGTATTCATTCATGCGGTTTTCAATCCAACGAATTGATACCTGACCTGAAAGAGTAATAGCTTCTGCATTAGCAAGACGATAATACCTGAAGTGTTCGTTGCCGATAGCACCATAAGCAGAGTTCAAAGAGATCTTCTTTGCCATCTGAATATTATTACAACGGGCGATCTCTTTCATGAGTTCAACAGTAGGAGTCTTCTCGTACTGTTGCTTTGCTTTGATCATCCGCTTCTTGAAGATGACACGAGAGTCATACATCTTCTTCATCATCTGAGGAAGAAACCCATGCTTCTCTTTTGTGTACTGTGCGCCATTAGCACACACAGCATACTCGCCGTCAATGTTTATCTCCTTACGAAGTATTCTATCAACCGTAGCTTCTGGATGTCGTTTGTCCTTGAGAGTTTCGGGAGAAATGTTGTACTGCATAATGAGGTGAGGATACAAAGAGTTGAGATCAAAAGACACAACCCAATCATAGAATCCAGGCTTCGGTTCTTTGACATATGCCCCCGCATACTTTTCAGATTTATCGTTTTGTGTCTTAGGAGGGATAGCAATCTTACGCCTAAGAAGTTCACAGTAAATGTAGTTGTCCCACATACGAACCTGTGAGAATACATCCTCATAGTTTACCTTAGCATCATATGCCATGGTGTATGCAAGTTCAATCAACTTCATCTTGTCATCTAGTTGATCTACCAGACGAACGTCATGGATGTTGTAATCAATAAATTTTTGCCAGTCCTTCTCATAGAACTCTTTGAATGTATCAAACTCAGAGTGATCTAGTTTTTTAGATCCAAGTTCAACAAAAGCAATATGATCTAGACGGTAAGATTCTTGGTTAGTATAAGTGAATTTCTTATACAACTCAAGATAGTCTAGAGTAGAAATTCCAAGAGTATCAACTGCTAATTGTTTTCTACCTTTAATATAAATCTCACGTTGAGAAACAAGTTTCCAAGGAGACAATAGCTTTACAAATTTATCACCAAGAATACGTTCAATACGATTACATATGTAAGGCATATCAAACAACTGCACGTTCCATCCAGTAATTACATCTGGAAAATTTTCCTGCCAGTATTCAAGGAATGCACCCAACATACCTTCTTCTGATCGGAAATGCAAGTAGTCCACCATGGGGTCTTTGTTATTGTATGGACGTGCCCCAAACACAATAATTCGACCAGTGAAACTATCCTTTATGGATATAGCAAGGATTTCTTGATCGGCAGTTTCAATATTAGGAAATCCGTTTTCAGCAGCGGTTTCAATATCGATGGTAAATACACGGATCTTTGTGCTGTCAAACTTAAGTT